GATCCACCACCGCCATCGCCACCGCATCACGGTGAAACAGCAGATTCTCGGTGGAGTTGGTGCCCGCGGCCGCACCGCCATTGATCGTGACTGCCGGCGTACCGGTGAAGTTGCCTGTGCTCGTGACCGCTGCGCAGTTCTGGAACTGGCCGCCCGTGATGGCGACTTCGCCCACCAGCACCGAGAGCGTGCCGGAGCCCGAGGAGGTGTAAAGGCCGGTGGTGGCATTGAACGTGCCGGCGGTAAGGGTTGCGGTGTTGAACTGCGGGCCGCCGGGGCCTGCTGAACCGTTCATCTGCGCATAGCCGCCCGGGGGAAGAATGACGAACTGCTTGAGCGTGTTGCCGTACCGACCGCGGTTCTGCGGGTTGACCGGATAGAGGCCTGCGATCTGGAGGGTATCCCCGACATAGCACTGCGCGGCGGTGTTGGTCAGGCCCTGGAGATTGAAGAAGCCGGTCTGCGCCCACCCGGTGGTCAGAAGCGCCGAACCTGCAGCTGCAGTCGTGACGCCTGCCAGCACCGGGGTGCCGGTCAGCGTGCCCGTCGTGTACGGGGCAATATTCGGGTCTTTGAAGATATCGAAGCCGGCCGTATCGGCAGCCATCATGCCGGTCTCGTAGACTTCAGAGATCGAACGCTGCGGGTTGTACAGCCCCTTCAGCGCATCGGCCATGGAGGAACCCGCCAGAGGGTGGAGCACTGCGACAGGCTTGACGTCATCCAGCCCGCTCATGCCCTCGCTTTCCATGACCCCCAACGCATCCGAGAAGGACTTGAAGGCCGTCGGGGGCGTGCCCGGCGTACCACCGCGGTTGGCGGTGTTCTGATAGAGGAAGTACGCACCGTCCGAGTCCCAGCGATTGGCTACCGTCTTACAGGCCGGCTTGATGAATCGCTGCTCGAACTCATCGATATCCAGCAACATGTTGACCGTGTTGAACTGGATGTCGGTGTGGAACTGGTAAAGGATCGAGATCGGGTAGTAGTTCTCGGTGCTCGGCTCAACATTGAGTGCGGCGCCGAAAGTACCCAGATAACGAGGCGGCACTCGCACGTTGGCGGTTCCACCGATCTTGCGTCCCTTGACGCCAAATTCAGAATCGTACTGGCGATTGAACTTATCGACCAGGATGCAGCGGTTCGCCAGAACGGGCAGCGCCCGATTTGTAATCTGGCTGATAGTCAGTAATTGATTGGCCAAAGCCGTACACCTTCAAGCGCGAAACCTAGGGGTTTCCGCGTGTACGGCTTACGGTCAGTGGCGCTTGCGCAGCCCCAAGTTGCGCTGGTTCTTCTTCTGCCACTCCGAGATGGTTTCGCGGATATTCATATCCTTTGAATCCTTCTCGACCTGGGAAGTACCACCAGCAGGCAACGGCGTAATGACCGGTGCAGTACCGCGGGGTTTGCTCGGGACTTGGCCCGTTTGGGTGCTCGGCGTGACGCCGTTCGATGCGCTCGGTTCGGTTGAACCGTTTGTGACTTTCTCCGATTGACTTTCGGAGAATGGACGCAGTGTACTCTTAATGACGCCCAATTCAACTAGTGCTTCAGCAGGCGGGAGCTTTCGCAAGTCGGCGAGCACCTCGGGATGCTTACCGAAGTGATAACCCAACTCTGCGAACAGTGGCGAGCGCTGCATATAGGCGGCAATGTGGCCGGGCACGTTCAACTCCTTATCTGTAACTTCGTTGAAGTCCGGCACGATCTCAGCGGCGACCCGCAATCGCTCACTTGCGGCGGCAACGACCTGCTGCTGTTCGGCATCGGCGCGGCGCTGCGCTTCCTCCTGGCGCTCACGCGCGAGCGTCTCCTTCACCCGGAAGTCAACGAGCGCTTCGTGATAAGCCTCCTCGGTCTGGAAATTGGCGCGCTCGGGCTTCGTGGCGACTTCGGGCCGCACCGCCGGCTTACGCAGTGCCTGTAATTCGCGCTCCAGTTCCTGCGCGCGCTGCTCGGCCATACGCCGATCGTTGTATTGTGCGGTGGCGAATTCCTCGGCCTCCTTGATCTGCCGATGCTTCTTGCCAATGGCCTTGAGCATGGTGGCGGACATGGTGCGGCGCTGCTCGGCGGTAAGGCCCTCGGCATCCTCCACGTCATCCCCTACGACAACTGCCGCGGCCTCGGCCTCTACAACAGGCTTCGCGGGCTCCTTGCCATCTGCCGCATCGCGCCGGGCATTGTCCGCTGTAACTTCCTTGGGCTCAGGCGCCTCGCCGGTCTGCAGATACGTCACATAATCCTTGCTGTCTACTACCGTCACCATTTCAAGCTCCCTGCTCGGCGTGTTCGCCGGCTTCAATCAGTTTGTCTGCGGCTTCGGCCTCATGGCCGGCCTTCGCGTGCGTATCCAATAACTTCACCATCCCATCGATCTCAGCCTCTGAGAGCTTCGTATGCGACTGCAGCATCGCCTTGAAGCGCTCGGTATGAGCGCGAGTTTGCGTATCGATGCGCTTGGTGAGGTTCGATTCCTCGGTATCATGGGCCTTCGTGGTAGCCGCCAGATGCGCCTTGGCGATGCCATATTTCTGCTCGACCTGGGCCTGCTGCAACGACTGTTTCAGAGCCGCATTCTCATTCGACAGCGCCGTAACGATGTCGCGCGCGCGCTCGGGCAGATCCTTCATGATCTTCTTGAGGCCATCAGGCGTCTGGGCGACCAGGCGGTCTGCGATCTCCTGCATGTAGGGGTGATCGATGGAGCGGAACACCAGATCGGGGGCAACCTTGGAGATGATCTCGGCCAGCGCGGGGATCTTCAGCAGGTCAATCAGGTTCTCAGCCCCCTCCTGGCGCTTCGTCTCGAAACTCGGCCCGGTGTCCATGACCACATCGTATCGGCCCACCGAGAGGTCATTGATGACCTTATTCACCGGGTCATTGGGGTCTTTCTGGTTCAACGTGACCATCTGTGGGGTGGAATCCTCCCCGATGATGCGCTGGACGCGCCCGGGCTCATTGAAGTAGCTCGGGATCCACTCGACCATGACCCGCCAGCACTGCGTGATCGCGCTCGTCTCGCCCTTGGCATATTGCAGATGCGACTGATCGGAGAGAGTTTGTCGACGATCGATGGCCGCTCCTGACACGACCTGCTGCTTATCCGCGCCCGGATCGTTGGGCATGCCTGCCACGGCCAGCAGATTGGTGCGCATCCCCTGCACGAACTCGCTGAACCCCTGCTCGATCTGCGCGGGAGGCTGCCGCGCCGGCGGGGGCAATGGCACTTCGCCTTGGCCCGTCATGATGGTTACGGCCTTATAGATCAGCACAGGGTAAGCAGTGCGATTCGAGTCCGTCCATTCAGGATGGCCGTCCAATTGGCCTTCAGCGGCCACCCACGGGGCTTGGGGGGTGAGCCCAAGGCGCCTGATCTTGGCCACCTCGCCATAATCCACCATGCGCTGCGGGTCCATCATCGAGCGGATCATGCCGCGGCGAGTGACGCGCCCATCGATGTCCACCACGTTGCCCTCAACGCGAAACACCGGAATCCAGCTGCCCGGAACCTGCTGGCGCTCCACGACCTTGCGGCCATTGAGCCGGAACCACTCCACAGCGCGCCTGACTGAATCGCGAGCGCCCTCGATCACCCACCCCGAAGCAAGTTCTTCGGGCATCTCAGACTTGAACAGCGTGCGCTCCTGGCCGCTGGCGAGATTGCGGATGCCATAGAGCTTTTCGCCCTTCTCGCGGATGCGAAAATACTCCGCCAAGCGGATGTATTCGCGATCCTCCCAGTCATCCACCCCGGAACCGCGGTCTGCATCGCTCCAGGCGGCATTAATAGCGGTCGGATAGCGACGCCGATACTCGGGCCGCGGCATCTTGTTGGACAGCAGGCACCAGTTCTGGTCATAGCCGGAGGGCATGATGGCGCCCGGGTCCATATACACCGAGAACACGTTGCGAATGGGGAGGATGCGCAGGTCCTTTTGCATGCTGCGCGGGTGCGAGTACTCGGCAATGAGCCGGAAATACCCCCAGCCGTGCGTGATGGCGGACTTTGCAGCCTGGTCATAGGCCACCTGGGCCTCCGAGCGCACCTCGACATGCCGACCGATGCCATTGATGATATCCGCGATCTCAATCTGCGCCCCGTCACTGACCGGATGCGCCTTACCGCTGCGCTCCTGCTCGCGCAGGTTGTTCTCCACGCGCATACACAGAGCGTCGGTGAGGTTAATGACGAGCTCGGGCGTCTCCTCGCTTGCGGTGGTGACATAGTTACTGTCCCAGTGGTTCTCACCCTCGCGAAATAGGATCTCATTCTTGGCGCGGTTGCGGTCCTGAGACTCGAAGGTGGCGCAGATCTCAAGCCTGTCCTTGGCCTCATCGAAGATGTCCTTGTCGGATATCGCAAGGAATGCGCGGGTGTCATCGTCCTCGGGCTCGCTCATCGGTGCATCCATGAATTACCGCCCGGGCGGTGTATGAAGGTGGGCGCAGGGGGCTTCTTGATCTCATCCTCGTGCTTGAGCATCTCGGGGAACAGGTCCGACATGCCCCAGATCATGGCATCGGCTCGGTTGGGCGAGTGATCCCCGGTATAGCCGTAGGTAGTGAAGGCGCTGAGCTCATCCTCCAGATCGCGAAAGATGCCGGCCATGCGGATTTTGCCCGACTCCATCAAAGTGCTGATGGGCTCGGCGCGCACTACCTTGCCACGAGAAGCCGTAACCGGTCGGAAAGGGGTACGGGCCCGTGCAGATCGGATAACGGCCCCGACCATCGCGCCACCAAAGTTGACCTCGGCAACAATCCGATCAGCTGCATGTCGCTCAAAGGCCTGGGTGGCAACGCGCCCCCATGTCGCCGGGCCAGCGCGGCATGTAAGGTCTTCGAGTACGTATCCATTGCCATCCACTCCTAAGCCGCACACGACGATCCCGATATCGTCGTTGTCAATATTCTCATCGTCGTCTGCTCCCGAGGGGTCCACCGCGACCACGATCCGCAGCATCTCGGGCAGCTCCTGATCGATCAGGCGCCAGCGCTCCATCATCTCATCGCTGAACAGTGCATTCGGGGCCGCATCGCGGAACTCGCCCTCAAGGAAGCGCTTGCGCAGCCGTGCGGGCAGTTCCTCCAGGGTCTTCAGGTACTCGGTGGGCAGGTTCTCAAGGTTGTCGCGCGGGTTCAGCTGCATGAAGGCGTAATTGCTGGGATCGGGCAGCTGCTGCTTACTCTCCGGGTCCTGGTGCGTCTTGAACAGTTTGTAGCTCCAGTGGCCCTTATCGGGTGGGTTCTCGTCGTAATACATCTTCAGCCGCAGCGGCTGGCCCGTGGCATTGTCGGTGACCTTCTGCGCCAGGCGCGTGACCGCCATGTTGCGCGAGCCGTAGGGGATCTGGCTGCACTCATTCAGCAGAATGCTGGCGTACTCGTTGCCTAGGATCTTCTCAACCCGTTCCTTGTCATCAAGGCCTCCGAACCAGATCTCAGAGCCGCCCGGGAGCGTCGCGAACCAGTCGGAATGGTTGATTTCTTTGGGACTGAAGGGGACTTGAGGAAAGCAAAGCTTTCGCACCGTAGGATAAGTGCCATGGACAATGGACTGCTTACAGTGCCCAAAGCGAAAGCGCAGGATCGCGTGACGGCTTCCAGGTGCCTTCAGGGCGCGCTGGATGATCTTGCGCACGATCAGCAGCGTCTTGCCCGATCGGCTCCCACCGGCCAGCATGACGTGCTGCGCGGGGCCATTGAGAAGCTCCTGAGCCTCGGCCTGTTTGGAGGTGAGGTGAAAGTCAGCCATCCATTATTTCCAGCGTTACCCGCATCGCCGGCGGCAGCCAGTCGATGATGTTCTGCGCGAAGGACAGCGACTCCTCACGCGTCAGGGCGCCGATGACCTCGCGATTACAGCGGATGATGCACACGCGGCCGGTGACATCATCGGTGGCGACGGAGTAGGTGTCTTTGAGCGTGCGTTCCATCAGCCCTCCACGTCCGAGCCGATCAGATGTAATGCGATCGGCGCGTCCTTATCGCCTCTGATTTCAGTGGTAGCAAGCTTAGGGTGTACATAAGGCGCAGCCGCCTTAGCGGCATCTAGTCGAACGCACATGTTCTGATTCAGGTCTCTCATCACGGCAAGAAGGTAATCGAGCGGAGTCGTGCCGCTAGCTTCGATTGCAGAAAGTAGCTGAGCCGTCTTGCTGCTTCTGCGACCTCTGGGTCGCCCGGCACCTGGGCGAGCGCCTCCTCGGGACATTTGAAACCTCTTGAATTTAATTCACAGCGGGCGGTCGCTGCCGCAAATACCTGATGTAGCCAGCGCATCCGCTATCCCCACGGCGGCCGCGAGACGCCCTCAGATCCATACCACTGGCTCACGAAGTTCTGGCAGTCATTAGGCTGCGTGAACTGAATGCACCGCTCGGGCCGACGCGGGTCGTACTCCTCGCCCAGCAGCGTCACGTTGTAATGGCTGCCGGCATTGCGCACGTTGAGCAGTTGGCCCTTACACCAGCCCGCCGCGGCGGCCTTCTCCTCGGGCGTCAGGGCATCCGCAATGGGCGCAGGCGGGGCGATATCGCCGCGAACGTCGATGACATGCCGCTGGCCGCTTGAGGGCGCATGGGCGGTGTTATGCCGTCTGGCCATCGACTACTCCTGTGACATCGCGTTCGCTTGCGATG